TATCTGGATATATTGGATTTTTACCATTTGCTCCTATGGACCAGTATCTTGCTCTACTATGCGTTGGACAAGGTGGTGATGACCATATAAAATCAAACTCTTTGAAGTGGTCTAATAAATATTGGTGTGCATCCGCAACAATGACCTTATCATTTGGGAATCTTTCTTGGTATAATCTCGCTGCTTCTGGGTCTAATTCAACGGCAGTTACTTCAATGTCGTTTTTAACCTCATTCCATTTGTACCTATTGCCTCCAAGACAAGCATATAAATTTAATATCTTCATTGTGTATTAAAAATTTCGTTAACTGTGTTTGAGTGATAACCAGCAGCTAAACATATAGTGATTAGCATCTCTTTAAGCTCTACTCCATTCACATCGCTATGATTTTTTTGAACCGATACCTTTGTATCGTAGTGTTCAATTGTAATTTTAAATGGTTTATTCATTTCTATTTTGTTTTAAATGTTTCTTCGTAGTATTGTTCTAATTTTTTCAACATACCTCCCATTACTTGGTCTGCGTAATCATTAGCAAATTCACACATCACCTCTTTCTCTTTTTCAAGCATACCGATTATATCTACACATATACTATTAAGTCTGCTTATTACAAGTGGAGAAGTTTCTGAATCTCTGTACTCTTTTACTCTTTCAAGCAGTTCTTGGATTGGTGTTTTCATTTCTATTTGATTGTTATTTGATTTTTTACTTTTTCCCAATATTGCAACGTACATCCACATTTATAACCCTTATAGCCTCCGTTCCAATTTCTGGCTAATTTTTCGTTGGTAGGATTTTTAGTATGCTCTTTAATTACGTTAAACATCTCAATAGATTTTGCTTTACTCCACCTATCTGCTAACTTGTATTTGTTATACCCTAAAAGTCTATTAACCTCTTTTAGCATAATAGGACGTATTTGTAAGCATCCTACTGCATCTTCTTTTATATTATGAGCTTTTGTATTACCTCTACTTTCAACATACATAATCGCTTCTATTAAATTGTCTTTAGGAATACCCCTAACCACCCCCATAGAGGAAGTGGTCAGAAATAAACCAACATTTAACACAATAAAAATAAATCTCATTTATATCCTAATTCAGCTTTGACTATATCGGCTTTTATGCCTTTACGTTTTGCCCATTCTTCACCTCTAAGCTCTTCGTAATCTTGCTGGATTTTACGACTTGCCCTGGTTATCGTTAAAACTTTTTTGTAGTATTCTGCAATAATCATAGCAGATAATACATTAACGCCGTAAGCGTCTTGCAAAGCTCTTCGGATTAACTTCTTAGGGTTGTCTCTCATTTCTGGATTCGTAGTCAATAGCTGTTTAATTTGTTTTGTAATATTCATAAGTTTGTTTTTATAAATTCGTTTAATCTGGTGTAATCTTTCTTAAATTGTTTGTCGTACTGCATTAAGTCAGCAGCTTGTTGTATTGAGTGTATGACAGTAGAGTGGTCTCTGCCTCCTAAAGCAGCTCCAATATTCTCAAGTGATTTGTCTGGCATATTATCCCTTGCTATATAGCAAAACATTTGTCTGCATATAACTTTTTGTCTATGCCGCCTTACGCCTATTATATCCTTTTTAGGTACGTTATAGTATTTAGATACGCAGTTTAATAGCTTATCAAACGTTAACCTACCTTTTAAAAAGCTATCGCTTTGCCAACCTCCTAAACTCTCAATACCAGCAGCCGAATAATATGAGGGCTTATCTTGCTTAGGGTAATATTTATACTTAATATCTCCGTCCTCGTCCTTTACGGTGACTTGTTCTATCTGACCCATCTTAACCAGGTCAGTAATCTTTCTATTTGCTTCTACCATACCGACCTTTCTGCATAGACCTAAGATAGTACTGAGGTGCGTATACCCTTTTTTAAGCGTATTGCGTATAAATAGGTAGTCTTGATGTTCTGTTTTATAATCCTTTACTAATTCCATCTATATATTCTCTTGATTCTATTACTTTATGTTGCAACTCATATATAACCTCTTCGTCATAATCTATATCAAAGCTTTTAATTCTATACTTACTATTTATTTCTGAATAGTCGTGGCTATCTTCTAAGGTCAATTCCTCTGGTGTGTTCATCAGTACATACACTAACTGGGCTTTATCTTTCTGCGTTAAGTGCATATAGGTTTGTAACTGATAGTAATAATCCTTATTAGGTATGCCATTATAGAATAGAGGGAAGCTAAAGCAGTCCCAGCTTGATTTTATGTCTATAATTCTATCCTCTAAGATAACGTCTGGCGTACCACAAAAATATTCATCCTCAAAATACTCTTCGTTTTTCTCAGCGAATAACCAACCATTTTCGGCAGAGGCATATACAATAGCATCGTCCTCTACCTGGTTACCTTTACTTAAATATTTAGAGTTAATATTTTTTCTAACTCCGTATATCTGCTCTTTTGTCCACTCCTCTAAATATGATTTAGTGGTCTTAGATAAAAACTCGCTTTTAGAACGAGGCTTTGTCATTAGCTTACCACTTGCAGAAGCTCTTATTTTAAACTTTTTCATTTGTATGGATATAGCTCTGCGTTAATTTTACTTATTGAATAGTGCTTTTTAAGCTCTGTAAGGGTTATTCCTTTGTCTACTGCTGCGTTCCATATCTTATCGTTTTGATTTACCCATTGCTTTTGACTTTTTGTAGCTTGACTGGCTGTATTTGCGTCGTCATCTTCTGCTTGTAATCCTAACAATGACTGTAGAGTATATCTTCGATAGTAGGTTATAGCACTTCCGAGTTTCTGTGGGTCGTCCATTTTTGGCAAAGTAATATAACTGACTACTCTTTCCTCAGATTCTACGTCTACAATCTCCGTATATAAATCTCCATCCATAATAGGCTGCAATAATAGTAGACCATTCTTTTGAAGTAATGGCTCGACGTGCTTTAGTAGCGAGTTGATGTCGAAATACTTAGACTTAAAAAATGGGTTTGTGGTGTCTTTAGAAATAGCTCCTATCTCTTTTTTGACCTCGTTTAGTTTTGTGTATAAATTCATATTACAAATATATTAAAATTGTTCTTATAATGTGTATTAAGGTAAATTTTTTATTCTTAATGTTGTTCTTTGTTTTGTGTGAGAGTTATATTCTCTTCATATTGTGATAAGCCCCTCTGACCAAGGGGCTTTATTTTTATAGGTATTTTATCTCTTGGTAATAATCTAACAAAGAGTAGTGCATATCTCTGGCGTTCTTAATAGATATTCTTAAAAGCTCAGTTATACACCTTTGATTATTTAAATTAACTTTCCTCTTGCCCTCTATAACGCTATTTAAAGTGTGTATAGATATTGAGTGTTTACTGGCAGCTTCTTTTCGCTGCTCTACGCTTGTGCAAGACTTAATTATGTCTTTTAATTCTGGGGATATTGTTTTACTGTATTTCATATAAATAAATTTCTAAAATCTTCGTTAATGTTATTATCTGAATTGATTGAGTCGTTAAAGTTATTAATCGATTTAGTCAGTTCATTATACTTTAATATTTCGTTTAACTTTTCTATTAATTCGCTAATTTGATTAGCTTTGTTTTCGCACATTAAACTAATTGACTTGTCGTCTTCGTCATCTCCCGCCCAATCGATAGCTTTATTGTCCATTAGGTTTCTTTCTTTTCTTAGGATACTTTGTATATCCTTGATTTCTTGTTTTGTTAATTTCATTGTTTTATTTTTATGTATGTTAATTCTAATGCAGCAAATAAACCTATAACAAATAGAATAGCTGCTGCTTGTGGCTCTTCTACTGCCCAGCACCATACCGACATAGGCATTAGTGCTGAGGTTACTTTTAAAATTGATTCTTTCATTTTGTTTTATTATTTTGTTTGTTAATAGTACCAGCTGCAATACTTAGGTCTGCCGTCCCACTTATTGAAGTAGTAAAACGATTCTGGGCTTGATAATCTACCTTTTGCATATACTCTTAGTTTGTAAGATTTTTCTGAATTAAATACGTCTTTTTGCGGTACTCTTTCGTCTGCCATTCCGTGTGAATACGTTGAATCCTCTACTGTACTCTGCGATAGCTCTCTGACCTCTATTGTTTTGTTAGTTATTCTTACTACTTGGTAGAATTCTATGTTTGTTTGCTCGTATCCCCAACTATTATAAACGATGTCACCCAACTCATAAAAGTCAGAGGCTTTAACTGCTGCGTTTTCTTGCTTTATTTTTTGTTTTTCTTGTTCTCTTTTAGCAGTTCTTTCATTAACTTGGTTGATATACTTATCAGCATAGTTATTAGCATCCTCTATTTTTTGGAAACCATAATAAAAAATGTTTTTAGTTTTGGAGTATTTACCTTTTGGAGTATCCTTGTCAGCTTTTACCGAGTAGTTAAACCTTGAATTTTCATTTTGAAATACGTTTATTTCAACCTTACCGATTCTTTCTGTTCTGATTGTTGTTGTTTTTGTCATTTTTGTTTTGTGTTAATTGTATTGCAAATATATACAAAATATTAAATACTAAACAAATTATTTTAAAAAACTTTTATTTTAACTGAATCTTCTAAACCTTTATCGCTTGTAATTAGTATGCTCTTTACTACTTTATAACTATCGTTCTCAAAGATTATATCCTCAATCATTTTAACCATTGCCACACAATTAGAAGCGTCTAACGCTCTTGATTTAAATGTGAAGTGATATTCTGTGTTATAAGTATTTGTTTTTGGTAACGTTTTATTAAACTGGCTTTTTACGATTAGCGTATAATTATCTTTTATCTTCTTACGCTTAGTCCAGTGCATACCAGCATACCATTTGTTAAGAGATATTTTAGGTAAATCTTTTAGTATTATTTCCATCTCACAAAAATATATTTTTTATTTTATGTATTAATTTTTAATATTTGCCCTCACAAAACAAAAATATATGAAAGAAACATTTTACTTTAGCCACGATTATACAACGAGGGCTGACGAAAAAATCAAACAATTACTTTATGAAACTGGTATGGAGGGCTACGGTATTTACTGGGCTATTATTGAGGACTTATACCAAAACGATAACTTATTAAAATGCGATTTTGCAAGGCTTAGTTATGATTATCATTGCTCAAGTGAGTTAGTAGAAAAAGTAATATTAAATTTTAACTTATTTAAAGTAGATAACAATACTTTTAGCAGTATCTCTATACAAAAAAGATTAGAGCTAAGAGAATCTAAGTCTTTGAAAGCCAAGCAGTCAGCCCAAAAAAGATGGGGTAGCAATGCTAATAGCAATGCGAACGCATCAAAGTCGCATAACGGTCGCAATGCTATAAAGGAAAGTAAAGGAAAGGAAATTAAATTAAATATAGATAGCAGTAAACTGCTAA